GATCCCGCGCATTTGCCCCTGCGCGGACGCCAGGCCTGCTCAGGCGACTCATGGGGGTACTCGTAGGTTGTGGGGCCCACCCCTTGGCGCACGTGTGTGTGCGCTGGTTGGACCGATAAGGGCTTAACGGGCGGCGCCGGTCGGAGCCAGCAGTACGGGGCTATCCCCGAGTGCAGCGTTAGCCTTTGGCGCGCTGCTGGCTGGTCGATTGCGGCGGCTGTTCCCACACGGCTGGCGACTGACGGCCCTTTGCTCGGATTTACCCGTTAGCGGTGCCGGCCAATCGCCAGGCGTCTGAAAACAAAAGCCCCAGCGCTAGGGCCGGGGCTTCAAATCTTCAGGACGAACTATCCCGGACCCATTGTGACCGAATGAGTGACGCTTTTGCGGGCCTCATGTGACGGAACCGTCACACGCCATGCATAGGTGCGCCCATGGCAGCCCTCATCCGGCTCTTGAATCTCAACACTACCGGTACTTTGGAAGGCCTCCATCACGCGCTGGACGCCACGCTGGATTCTCGTCTTCTCAGTTGTGTTTAGGTTGCGTCCACGCGAGACATGGCGGACCAATTCCATAAGCCTGAACTGCCTACCGGGATAGCAGGCCATCAGATCCATAACCTCGTGCGCGTACTTCACGCCAGTCTCCTTTCCACCTGGTTGCGGAACATGCCCAGGTAAATCTTGTATTCGCCTTCGGTGAGGCGGATTTCGGTTGTCGTCTCGATCCAGCGCAGTGCGGCGCGGATGCGGGTCTTTGCGTCCATGCCAGCGAACATATTGTTCTTCTGCGTGTACTCGGCAATGACGATCATCCGCTCATGCCAAGGAAGCGCCGCATGCATCGCCTCCACAGCCATTGCGTGGTCAAAGTTGATGGGTCGCGGGTCGACGTCTTCGTCATAGTGGATGGACATGTTCCCCACGCAAGTACCGGACCAGCTCCAGCGGCACCAATTCCAAAGCAGATCGTCGCCAGTCAGGCTACTCATCGGCCACCTCGTACCGGTTGCACTTCTTCCCGTAGGGCTTTCCCTTCAAGCATCGGCTAAGCGTGTCACCGAATGGCGTCTCTACCGTCTTGGCATGGGCGCAGCCAGCGCAGGACCGATTAATCGCGGCCTGCTGCCGGCTCATCACCACCAGCATCGGATCGCGTAGTTCCCATTTGCGTAGGTCTTCCATCACATCGCTCCTTGTTGCGCCTGAACGGTCAGAGCCACACCGATAGCGGGCCACGCATGGGTAGACACCCCGTAGAGGGGACCAGGCTTTGCCTTGGTGCCGATTTGAGGGGTTGCCCCACCCCCTGATGCCGGGTAGAGGTCGATAATCGCTTGGCGGACGTTTCCGTCCTTCGCCTTCGTGGTTCCGCACAAGTGCATCTTCACGTCCTTGCGGTAAACCAACTTGACCGCCTCCGGGTCATGCCATGCCTGGATGAACCGTCCGATCCATACGCATGTCTCGAAAACGTCTCGGCCAACTGGCATCCCGTAGCTGGCGATCATTTCAATGGCCATGGTCGCGTACACACGGCTGGCCACGCGCTCAAGCATTTCGGCATTTGGAAGAACTCCTGACGACAACACGCGGCCACCAGCAAGCACACACCAGCCGGACTGAGTAGGGCCAGGGTCGATGGCGAAGGTGCCGACGGGGCGGCCTCGCACGAATTCGGTACCAGCAAGAGGGTCCAGAACCACGTCCATTTGCCTCATGCCTCTCCCCTTAGTACGTCCCAAGAAGCTCGCAGCAAAATGGCACAGAAATACAAGCCTCCGCAGATCCATGCTGCTATCAAAGGTCCGAATACGATCAAAGCCGCAATATCTTTCGGATCCATCACGACACCTGTGCACGGAGAACGCGGAAGGGATCGAACATCCCGGGCAGGTAGCTGCCGCGCAGGTTGTCAATCGTCCGGCTCGTTTCTTGAATAGCCTTCGTGCGCTCTCGGACTGCCATCATCGGCTCATGGGCTTCACCACCGCCTTCCCCGTGGCCCAGGGCGAAGATGTGCGCGCGGCCATGCACGCTGACGCGGATCTCCGTCGTCTTGTGCAAGAGCCCTTCGCCGGCCAGCCGTTCCAGCACGTCGCGCACGCTGGATTTCGTCAACTTCGTCGCCGCGGCGAGCTCGGTGATCGTCTGTGGGCCGGCCATGCCGAGCGCTTCGAGTACCAGCTTGTTGCTGTCCCGGCGCTTGCCCGTTTTCATCGGTGTGGTGTTCTGCATGGTCAGTCCCTCAGTTGGCTGTACTTCGGTTTCGGTTTGAACTGCACGGCGTTGCGTGCTTCGGTCACGGCTTGAATGTCGGCGTCCAGGAATCTCGAGTGCTGGCCCTGGAAGGTCAGGAAGACTTCCCCCAGCGGTCCCATGCGCTGCTTGCGGATGAGGATTTCGGCCAGTCCCTTGTATGGGCTGTCTTCGTGGTAGTAGTCGTCCCGGTAGACCATCAGGATCACGTCGGCGTCCTGCTCGATGGCGCCGGACTCGCGCAGGTCGCTCATCAGCGGGCGCTTGTTCGGGCGTTCTTCGACTTTGCGCGACAGCTGGGAAAGCAAGATCACCGGGCACCCGAGCTCACGCGCCATCAGCTTCAGCGCGCGTGTGATGCCGCCAAGGTCTTCGTTTCGACTGTTGCCATCGCCCTGCATAAGCTGGAGGTAGTCGATGACGATCAGATTCAGCAGACCTTCGCGTTGCTTCACTTTTCGAGCCGCCAACCGAACGCGAGCAACGCTGGCCAGCCCCGGGTCGTCAGCGATGATCAAGCGCTGCCGTTGCAGCATCTGGGCAGCGTGCGTCAGCCTGGGCCAGTCGTTGTTTTCCAGCCTGCCAGTGCGCAATCGCTGCGTGTCGATCGCGCCGTAACGAGCAATTGAGCGCTCTACCAACTGCGCCGCGGCCATCTCAAGGCTGATGACCAGGGCGACGCCGCCAACTTCCGATACGTTCTCGGCGATGTTGATGGCTAGAGTCGTTTTGCCCATGGACGGGCGCCCTGCCACGATGATCAGGTCTCCCGCTTGGCATCCGCTCGTCTTCGCATCCAGATCAGCAAAGCCCGTCGGCAGGCCGGAAATTCCGCCTTCACGCTCGCCCCGGGCTTCAATCAGGTCGAATACGCCGGAAAGCAGCGATCCGACGTCAACCGGTTCACGACCGGCTTGGCGCGTGTCCGCCAGAGCCATCGCAAGGCCCGTAGCGTGCTCAATCAGCGCGGACGAGTCGCCACCCTCGTTGGACGCCAACTCCGCAATGTCGTGGCCAAGGGTCAGGACGTCACGGCGAACTCGATGCGCGCGGACGATCTCGGCATAGCTGCGCACGTTGGCGCTGCTGGGAACGTTGTGGGCGATCGCATTCAGGTAGGCTAAACCGCCCGCAGCGTCAGCATTTCCGGCGGCCTGGAGCGCGTCGAATACCGTCAGCACGTCGGCCGGCTTGGACGCGTTCAGCAAGCCCGACGTGGCGCCGAAGATGAGCCGGTGGTCGTGGCGGTAGAAATCCTCCGCAGCAAGCAGATCGCCCAGCCGATCCCAAGCGCGGTTATCCAGCAGCAGCCCGCCAATCACGCCCTGTTCAGCCTCAACAGAATGCGGCGGCACACGCAAGGCTTCGGCGCTCATGCTGCCTCCCGCTTGTCGTGCAGGCGCTGGGCCTGGATTCCGACCGTGGTGAGGCCGTAGCCTTCCTCGGCATTCGCGTACCAGAGCTTGTACCAGCCGTTCGAAACGCAGTTCACGAAATGTTGGCGCCAGTCGGCCTGCACCTTGTGTGCATCCGGGCCACCCGGCAAGTGACGCCGCTTGAACTCGAGCCACGCCAAGCTCACAAACTCCATCGGCAAGCCGGCGTCTTCGACGTAAGCAAGCAGCGGCTGATACTCGCTGATCGCCTTTTCGCCGGCAGCCTTGCATTGATCGACGAAAGCGGCAAACGAGACTTCGCCGGACTCGTTCGAAAATTCATCCTCCCAGCCTGCGGCGTTCAGCCATGAAGCAGGGTGCGGGATGTACTCGCCGGCGTTCTTCGTCCACTGCACCGAAGTCTTGGCCCGCTCGATGGCATCCAGGATGGTCGCCAAGAGCTGCTCGTTCGGATTGAGCTTCTCGAAAGCCTTTTGGGCACGTCCCTTCGATTTCTTGTTCGGGTAAGCAGACCAGAACCGCGCAAAAGCGTCAGCGTTTGCGCAAGAGTCTTTTTTCTTTTGATTATTGTCTTTTGGAAAGTTGTCTTTTGTGTGTCCCGATTCGGGACTATCGACCCGTCCCGATTCGGGACTATCAAAGTACCGTTCTGGGACACCCTGTACCGATTCGGGACTAGTCCCACCTTGGGACACCTGTACCGATTCGGTACTAGCAATAACCCAGCGCTTGTAGTCCTTATTGATGCCGACAACCGACCCATACACGCCGGCAATCTTCGTGATCACGCGGAGACCTGCCAGCTGATTCAGGGTGCTAGTGGCATGGTTACGGCTCATTCCGCACATAGCCCCGATCTGGGATGCGGAAATGTCGTCTTGCTTCTTTCCGAAGCCGTATGTCTTTCTCATGATGGACAGGACCACCTTTAATTGTCGGGCTGTGAAAGGGAATGCCAGGATTGCGTCGTAGAGCTCGTTCGCAATCCTGAGAAAGCCATCTTCGATTTGAGGACCGTTAGCCATTACTCGTCGCCTTTCACCAGCCGGCGCAGCGGCTCAACGGCGCGCTGGTAGTGCAACTCCACTTCTGCCGGCCACTTGCCCATCTGCATCAGAGCAGCACGGGTTGCATCCACGTATTCCCACTCACGCTTCCAGCGCTCAGCGCGGGGAATGCCGCCCTGATCATGCTGGCGGTGAAGTTCCGGGTTCAGCGGGAAGCACAGGCTGTCGCACGCCTTCAGTGCGCCGCCCTTCCCCAAGTTCACATGGCATGCCTGCGCGGGCTTACCGGTCACCAGGCAGCCCAGCGCGGCCACGTTGCGGCGGTGCTGCTCACTGCGGAGCAACGTCGGCAGCTTGTGGCCAGGCGGGCGATAGAAACCCATGACGATCTCGACCTTGCGGCCCAGCCCCTCACTACGGGCGGCCTTGGCGCGCTTCATGGGCGTCTTGCGCTGAAGGGTGGAGTTGCGCATCATCAGACAGTCACCCCGTGTTCGGTAGCAATTTCAGACAGCACTTCTTCAGTGAACTTGGCCATGGCGCGAACGCCGATCTTTCCGCGCGCGATTGATGCCCGAACAATCACCACTTCACCGTCGGGCAAAATCATTTCAGTGGGGGGCAAGAACTTGCGTGCGAAGTGCTGGTGCCAAACTTCTTTGCTGAACTGCTGGCCATCAACCCAGACGTTCTCCGCGACAGCCTTCATGACCACGCCGAAGTAGTAGCGAATCTGTTGCTCAAGACGGTCTTCCTCTTCATCCGTGACAATCACGCGCAGCGGATGACCACGTTCGGCGAACGGCCTGGCGTTCGACTTCACGAACTGCCACATGGCAGCCGCAGGGACTTCGCCAGTCAGCAGGAATTCCCGGTGGAGCGCGTCTGACATGTCAGTGCCTCGTAGCAAAGTTCGTGTGCCAGCCAACAACCGTGACGGCTTCACGCAATTGGGGGTCTCGGTCTTCGCGCAGCATCATTTCCTCGTATGCCTTCACGCGGTCCCAGTTGTGCCGGCGCAACTCTTCTTCGAAGGCGCGCTTAGCAATCGCAAGGGCTTGCTCATATGTCATGCGGCCCTCTGGGCGATGACTTCTTCCATAATCGTCAGCCGGCCCAAATGGTTGAGGTACTGGCGAATGGCGTGGTTGCCCACGGCCTCTTCGAAGGCATCGATTCGGTCGGCGGGAAGATTCAGACGTGGCCTGTTCTTCTCGTCGATGGCTTCAGGGTGCAGATAGCTGCTAACGTGAAGCGCGTACAAGTCGCACTCCTC